CAAACATATTATCTTTTATATCTAATTCTGAAAACTCTTCTTCTTTTTCAAAACTAGGATGTTTTAAAATTAATTGTCCTCCACCTGTAACAAAATACATTACTGTCATATGTGGCGTGTTTTTTACATCTTCATAATCAAAGGTATGTCTTAAAGGGTATGATTCTCCTTTGTTTTCTACGTTTGCAAAAAACATTTTAGGACCCAGCCATTTGTTTATCTTACCTTTATTATTTTTGTGATGATCTTTTATATAATCAAAAACCCAACCGATATGTTTTATATGTGTTGGTTTAAAATCTTTGTAAACAGCCAACTCTAAATCTGCATGTTTATAATCGTCTAAAATAATTTCTTTAATTACTTTAGGGTTAATATGCGAGATATTAAAATTAATTGAACCGCAATGAAAAATATATTCGTATAAATTGAATTGAGTATTATATCCTAGTATCATTCTGTACTTCTTTCACTTTCTATAATGTATATTAAATTATACTAAAAAGCAACCCAAGCAGAACCACTCCAATAGAAATTACCCTCTGCTGTAGACTCCCATCTACTATTCGTTTCACTCCAGTAAGGCCAATGTGCGGTTCCAGCATCAGCATCAATAATTTGATCAGACTCTGATGGTCTTGCTGTTGCAGGTTCATATTTACCTGTAGTCGTATTTAAGGTCCAACTAGCAAAAGGTTTTGGTTCTACAAATATGTCGTTTGTAGAGTCATATGTCCAACCAATTGAAGGAAAATTAGCTCTTAAAGCTTTTGATTGATCTGAAGATTCTGTATCAGAGTCAGGTTGGTAATGCTTACCTTCTCTAGTATTATATGAACATTGTTTCCAACTAGTATGTCCAAATGTATTACTTAACCAAGTAATTCCATCTGCTTCTGTTGGAGCATCTGAGTCTTTTACAACTACTACTGTTAATACATTATCACTGTCGTCTAATTTTGCAAAGTGTGCCATTACGCTGTAAATGTCCCCGAGGAAGTAAACGTATGAATAGTTGCACCTCCACTTGTTGTTTTTGATCCACCTGATGAATCACCAGGTCCTTTAGTGTGTCTTAAAATTACAATACCTGATCCACCGGATTTACCTGGAGCACCTTTTTGTCCGCCTCCAGCGCCTCCGCCTGTGTTAGTCGATCCGTTTGAGCCATTTGATCCTCCCCCACCGGATCCACCAGATCCTCCTGACGGCTGGCCAGCTCCTCTTCCGCCGCCACCTGATCTAGTTACTGATGATCCTGTAATTTGAGATGATCTTCCTGCTCCACCATTTCCACCCGATCCGCCGTGGCCTCCTGCTTGATTAGCTCCGCCACCGCCGGCGCATAAGTTATATTGCGCAGCACCGCCGTTTGTTCCTTGAGCTGGGGTAGTTGAAGGTACGTTTCCAGGTCCTTGGCCTCCTGCAGGGTTACCACCGTGGTTTAGCCACGCAGCACCTCCGCCAGATCCGCCTGACCCACCTGGGTTAGCTGATCCTCCAGCTTTCCCTTGACCACCACCTGCTGATGAAATGAAACTATCAAAAGAAGAAGTACCAGCAGCTCCACCGACTGTGATTGTATAGTCAGTTCCTCTGTCTACTTTAATTTCTGATACTGAAGGTTCGTCGTAAGATCCAGAGTTGAAAGATACTCGGTACCCGCCTGCACCTCCTCCGCCTCCGCCGGTTCCAAAAGCGTACGACGATGATAAAGAATTTCCACCACCAGCTACGACCACATAATCTACTGCGTATGGTCCGCCACCTGCAGTGAATCCGAAGTTTCTAACTCCGCCTGCTCCGAAAGATCCAAGTAAAGGCATTTAGTTCCTCCTATCTATTATGCAAACTGTGTTTGTGCGGCTAATACTGTGAATGCAGCATCTCCAGTTTTAATAACAGTGTATCCATAGACATCTAGAGAACTTGCGTTTCCAGCTGAAGGTGCAGAACCACCTTGCCACTCTGGAGTAACAGATGACCCATCTACTTGTACTGCTGAATTGTAGTATGCAGATGAACCTTGTTTAACAATGTGAGAAATTGTGATTGACTCTCCAGTGTCCATAATATTGTTTAAAGAATTTGATCCATCACCTCTTATATTTAATGTCCAGTTTCCTGAAGCATCTGAAGTGAAATTCCATACAGCTTGTGTAAGAACATCGTAGTTAACTGTTCCTGTAGCAGCTGTAGCTTCTGTTGTAACTTTTTCTGCAACACTTTGAATTTTACCTTGACCGTTGAAAGTAGCTCTTCCATAACCTTTTGGTGTAAGGTTCATGTCAATGTTAGTGTCACCACCAGTTGCAGATAGTGCAGGAGCATTACCTGTAGCTGCGTTAGTAATGTCAAATTGGTTTACTGCAGATGCTGTTGTTTGAAATATGATTTGTTCATTTCCGTTTTCATCTCTAATTCCGTGTGCATCATCAATGTCAACGTTGTGTGAATTAGTATCTAAATTACCACCTAACTGAGGTGTAGTATCTTCAACAACTGATTTAATACCTGTATTGATTGTTACAATGTTAGGGTTAGTTCCATCATCTGCTGCAGCAAATATAACGGCATCACCTTTATTTGTTGCAGAAAAAGTAAAAGAATCCCCTGATCCAGATACATATTTAAATTGTACTGTGTATGCACCCGATGTTGAATTTCTTAAAAAATAAAAAGTTTGAACATCTAATGGAATTGTTACTATTTGGTTTCCTGTAATAGTTCCAGTAAACTCAATCATTCTATGAGATAAAGCTGCACCTGTTGATCCATCAGAAACTGATAAAGTTGTTGTTTGTGCGCCACCAGCAATTGATTGCTGTATAAATCCACCAGATATTTGTTCAATAATCTGTAAATTAGTATTAGTTTTTGTTCCCCATGTACCGGCGTTTTCACCAGTTGCTTGAAGTTCTACCCCTAAAGGTGTGTATGTTGATGCCATAATTCTTTTCTCCTATGCTACGTCACTATACGTTGTATTTGAACCAGTGTCAACATCTTGAAATGCTTGTATTCCAAAACCTTTTGCTGTTCCAAATGCTGCTACATTACTAGATATATTTTGACCGTCAAGCAATATATCTAAACTAATATCGTGTGTTACTGAACCTACACTAGTTGTAGCTGATTGTCCAGTTAAACCCATTACATCTGAAGGTCCTAAAGATCCTAGACTTGAAGTTAAACCAAATCCATCTGGTATTATTACAGGATTTGAAGTTGTTGCTGTTGAACCTAAATCAACTTCAGCACTTAATCCAGTTACACCCATTACATCTGCAGGTGCTAATGACCCAACGCTAGAAGTAGCACCTACTCCGTCTATTCCTATTCCCTCTATAATATTTACAGTTCCTAAAGAAGTAGTTGATGATTGACCAGTTAATGTTAACGAAACATCACCAATAACAGTAGGATCACCATTAGCAGATGTTGCTGATATACCTGTTGGAGTTACTGAAACATCTCCAACCATAGCAACTGAACCAAGATTTGTTGTTGCTGATACACCCGTTAATTCTGCAGCAGTATCATTTGCTCTACCCCAAGCTTCTTCACCCCACGCATCATGGCCCCAACCAATTTCATTATAAGCTTCTAATTCTCCAAGAGAAGCTGTCATTGATAGACCTGTTAATACAGCTGAGTTGTCGTTTACTGCTCCCCATTCTCCAACGTTCCAACCAGTTCCACCCCAACCTGTTAAGTTGAAAGCTTCTAATGAACCAACAGATGAAGTTAGACCAAAACCTGTTAAATTTACAATTGGATTTGTACTGTCACCCCAAGTTTCTGAGTTCCAAGTATTTCTGCCCCAACCATTTAATGAATAAGATAAAACACCTTCTGCATTTAAAGATGAAGTTAATCCAAAACCTGTAAGAATAGCTGAGTTATCTGTAACTTCTCCCCACTCACCAGTGCTCCAAGTAGTTCCACCCCAACCTTGAGCAGGAACACCCATGTTAGTGCCATCACCAATAGATGAAGTTAATCCAAAACCAGAAATAGAGACAGTTGTTCCATCTTGCTGCCCCCAACTATTTTGGTTCCAAGGTAAAAGACCCCATGTGTCTGAATCTACTGTGTTTGCTTGACCACCCATTCCTGAGTGATTTGTGCAATAATAATATAATGTTGGTGCTGAAGCAGCTACGGTAATTTGAGTGTATGCTCCGGCTTGCCCTGGTGTTCCATTTGTAGTTACTCCAGTGGTATATTCGCTTCCAGAATTATGTGTACCGTCGCTTGTTGTTGAAAATCTTAATGGGTGACTACCGTTTGATGAATCACTTTGATCAAATTTATAAGTAAAATTTTCAGCTAGATTAACTGTATCTTGCTGTACACCATCAATAAAATACTTATTGCCTGAACCGGTAGATACTACCGTTACTGTAAAGGTTCTAGTAACGGACATTCCGCGTTACTCCCTTATGCTATACGAACAATGGCGTTAGATGCGTCTGCTGCTGGGAATTGAATTGTAAAAGTTCCACTTGTTACAGTTTTGTCTGATCCAAAATCAATTACGCAAACTGCTGGGTCACCTGAAGCTGAATCATTAAATATCATACAACCTCTTGCTGTGAAAGAAGCAGATGTAAAACTTGTATCTGCAAAATCACAAACTGCAGTTGTACTGTCAGCAACCGGTGTAACACTTGTAAGCGCGTTTCCTTTTGCTGTGTATCCAGATCCTGATACTTCATTTGATGTTGTGTACGCTGTAGTTGCAGCTCCTAATGAAGCTGAACTTGTGTACAGAGCTAAGTTGAAAGTGTTTCCAGAAGATGCGGTAAAGTCATGCACCCCTTTTAAAATTTCTACTTTGAAACTTGTACAAATTGCCGATGTTATTGCCATAATTTATTCTCCTAATTACGGTGACGGAGAAGGGACTGGTATACGAACTGTTCCGTCCGTGTAGTCGTCTCTTTTACGTCTACCAAGTTGCTCTGCAGCAAACTTCTGTACCTCTTGTTTATACTTATTTTCATATAGTGTCAACATATCTATTGGACCTTTTAAATATGCATATGCTTCTACTAGGCAAGCATATAATAGGCCGTTTGGAAAGTATTGACTTATATAAGTTGTTGTATTTGAACTAGACAATCCATCTGGGATAGCCTCATAATGTATTTTAAATGTATATGTAGTATCAGGGACCGGAGAAAACATTACTCTTCCAGACGTAGTATCAGTAGTGCCAGTGGCTCCTCCAAACATAGCGTAGTATTTAGGTTTTCCAGTAGATGTTTCCGCAGGAATATATTCTTGTAAATAGGTTTCATCTTTTTTCTCTAAGTAAGAGTTAGATCCAGTCGCTGCGGAAGTCGAATCATATACTTGTATCCCTTTTATAAAGAGAGTTTTAGCAGGTACGTTTATTGTAGATTGTCCTGTAATTAAGTTACCTATTTTTTGTTTTTTATATGCATCAAGAGGAATATCTCTTAATATTTTAAATTCTGCATTTTCAATAATATCATCTGTAATTGTAGAGGTTAAAACATTTGAATCTGTTTCAGTGTAGCTTAAAATAGCTGTTGTTAATGTTGCGTATGTAAATCCTGACATTATGCTGATAGTGTTACCGGACCAGCCGATAATTCTCCTCCTCCAATATTAGTATTTGCAGTTGCTGTTCCTGCAGCTACAAATGTATAATTATTAGCATCAACTTTAGTAATTGTAAATCCCACAGATTTATTTATATCTGCTGTTGTTATACCAAAACTACCTTCTCCATTTCTAAATCTAACTACATCGCCTGTAGATCTACCGTGATTTTCTTCGAATACAGTTACTGTCGTAGATCCAGTTGTAATTTTAAATGGATTTAAAGTTAATACTCTTGCAACAGCTGGTTCTGTTCTTGCAGGCCTTGCATTTAATAAACCTTGTGGATCCGCTGAATGTGCTCTAGGTTCTAATTGTGGATGTTTAGGTTCAAACTCAGAAATGTGAACTCTGGCACCGTTCCATTCAATAACCATTTCAGAATATGGAAACTCCATTCCTGATCTATCTGAAATAAATTTTGCATATTTTCCTGAAGATAATGCCATTATGCCTCTGGGTAGTATACTTTAGGACTTATATAAGTGCTAGCAGGAGAACCATCTTCTGATAACGCTCTTTGAAACTCATCCTCGTATAACATTTTCATTTGTTGTACCATTTGTGGTTTAAATTTTTGTGCCATATAAAACGCTAAACCAGATACCATACAAGGTACAAATCTGTAAGGGACATCAGTAGCGTTTGTATAATCACCTACATCTTGAA